CCATCCCTCTGAGATCCACATGGCTGCAAAGAACAGTTCCATGCTCATGCGGCCTCCGCTAAGCTGTGCGTTGCCATGAAAGCCGCGGTGTACTCAATGAGGCTGGAACTGCGCTTCACTGACATGAGAGCGGTCGATTCGCGGATGTTGACCCACTCGCCTTCGAGCCCGGCGACGATCTCAGGCGTCTCGTCCTTGGTGACCGTGGCATGGCCGCTCACGAGCAAGACCTTCCATTGCTTCGCGGTGCGCTTCTTTCCCATCCATTCGACTTCGGCCTTTTCCAGTTCCCCGCACATCGCGTGAAACTTCGCGTTCTGGTCGGAGTTGCGAGTCGGCTCGGCGATCGTCACGACGTCGCCCTCAGCCGCTTCTTGAACAGCAGCAACTGCGCGGCGGCGCGCTTCGGCATGTACCAGGCGGAAGATGCGCTTGCTCACAGCGAACCACCTTCCAGCAGAAACACAGCCGTCCAGTGCTGCCCCTCAGCAGTCCCAAAGGCCCAGCGGCAACCATCGCGACGCGTCACGCCTTCTCGGGCGCACTTGCGGGCGTCGATCTCGATTCTTCGCTTGGCGTTTTCAGAGAGGCTGAAACGGCTGAAGCAAGATGAGCTGTCAGGCCTGGATAGATCGTCTCCAGTTCCTGCGCACTGCGCTTCGCCTGACGCTGCCATTCCAGGTGCGCCAGATCGGTCATCCAGTCCTTGCGCGTACAAAGCCAGACCAGGTGAGCAAGCGCCGTCCGTTGATCGGTCGTCATTCATCGCGTCCACAGCCCTGCGAAGACGCTACCAGTTTCAACCCACCGGCGACCCTGGCAGATGTCCGCGACCAACGCCTCAGACACTCCGGTCTGAATCGAGATTTGCGCCCGACTCACTCCCTCGGAGCGAAGAGATCGAACGGCGCGCGCCTTGTCCATGTCGTTCTTGGTGTTCACACGTCGGCGGGCCGCGATGGTCAACGCGATCTTCGTGGCGTTGTGATGCTTCGCGGCGGCAGTCTTGGCGCGGTGCTTGCCCCAGTCCTTGCGCGTGCCGATGGTCAGGTGATCCAGCAGCACACAGGCGTTGTTGTTGCAGCAGCGGTAGACCAACTTGCCGGCGGGGATGGCGCCATATGCGGCCTCCCACAACATGCGCGGCACGCTGAAGTTGTCGGTGCGCTCCTTCTCGACGTTGCGCGCCTTCACAACGGGCGTCACGCCGTGGCACGAAAACGGGCCTTGCCACTCGAGGCACTCCCCAACCTCGACGGATTCGGCCAACTGCCTGCCGAGCCGCTCGTCTTTCGTTGCCGCCCATCGGCGGGGGACCTTCTTTGTCATAGTTACCTCAGTAAGAAATACCGTGCATCCGAATCTCTGCACCCGAGTGGACAGACCTAGCCTCCTTAGGCTGGCCTTCACATGAACCGCTGCACCGTCGCGTTACATGACCCGGTAGCCTTGTCGTTCACAGGTGCTGCCTTCGCCGCCTGCCGGGGTGTTTCAGAACTTCCTCACAGTCCCCCGCTCTTCCCTTGCTGCTGTCGTTAAATGCTGGCCGACCGGCAAGGTGCTTGATGCGCTATTGCTACAGCACAGCCATCTCCATGCGACGTGCTTCCATCAACAAAGCGCACAGCGGCATCAGGCCGGCGCGCTTGTGCACGTCGTTGGCGTCCTCGCCTTCGATCGGGCTCATGCAGTACGGCAGACCCGTCTCCCGCGCGGCGCGCTCGCCAGCACCACTCTTGTCGTTGTCGGCGAACACCAGACGCTTGCCCTGGGTGAGTAAGCTGGCGACGTGCACCATGTTCGAATCGGAAAAGCAGATCAACACCGAAGCATTGAGGCGCATTTGCTTCGCGGCGGCCTCGATGGATAGACCGGTGGCATACCCTTCGCACAGCACTGTCTCGATGGCGTGCTTCGGCCCAAGACGCAGAACAGCGCCCTTCGCTCGCATGCCGGGCACCATCTTCTTTTCCCAGCGCATCTCTTCAGGCAACCATCGGATGAGCTGTGCACCCTGAACCTCGTTCGTCGCCAGATTGCGCATCGGTACGACCAGGACGCCGTCGGGCAGGACCATGCCGTCGACTTTGGGCAAGCCCTTGCGGACCAGGTAGTCGTGCTGGGCCGGAACAGTCGATCTGATGAGCATTCCGGCGTACAGCGCCGCGTTCTCTTGCTTGCGCTCGGCCTGCGCGGCAGCGGCGCGACGCTTCAGCGCCCACGCCCGCTTTTCTTCATCGGTCCAGGCCTTCGCAGTCGGGTCTTCGTACCACTGCACTCGAGCCTCAGCCGACCAATTGAAGACCCAGCCGCGGTCGCCATCCCAGAAATAGGCTCCGTTCGTGCTCCGCGGCTTGTCGGTGGTCGGGCAGCGCTTGATCTTGTCGCTCGCGTAGAGCTTCGACGGGTCAATCTCGACGCCGTGTGCGCGGGCGAAGTCGATGAAGTTGGTCACGCCGGCACCGCCTGCTTGGCCTTCTGCTGAGCCTTTACCCATGCGATCGTCTTTGACTTGATCTTGTTCAGCACAGGCCGGGTGATCTCGGCGTTCGGCGTGTTGTCGATGTGCCAGCCGCGCGGCGGGAACTGCCCCACGATGTCGTTGAAGATGTGAGCCGCCCTGCCCTGCATCGTGGCTGGGTTGCCATGTGATCGGGTGTATGCACAGGCCTGCTGCCAGAGGTGCTCGTGGTTGTCGGCGGCGCGGGCCTTGCCAATAGTCACCTCGCGCATGTGGCCGGGGATCTGCTCAACCAGCGACGTGTTGACGATCTCGAAGCCGCAGGACATGCAGCGCTTGGCGAAGGGTTGGTAGCCGCAGGACGGGCAACCCTTTTTCTCACCCTCTTCGGGTTCCTTGCGGACCGCCTTGTCCAGCGTCTCACCCATGTCCAAAACGTCCAGGCCGTCGAAGAAGATCGACGTGTAGTCCTCTGCGAAGCGGAGGATGTTGCCGCTGTGATCGAGCAGAATGCAATCCTTCTTGCCAGTCTCAGGCGACGCCCGCAAGCCACGGCCCCACATCTGAATAGCGGTAGACAGAGACTTGCGCAAAGGCCGGCAATCAACAACGCACCCAACGTCTGGCACGTCAAACCCCTTCGCCAGCGCCTCCACGCTGATGAGCACCCGGAGGATCGAGTCCGACTTTCGGTATTCCTTGAGAAGGCTCAGGCGCTCTGCATCGCTCGTGTCCGAAGTAAAGACAGACGCCATGACACCAGCGTTCACGAACTGCCGGCAGAGCTCTTCGCAGTGAGCAATCGTGGCGCCGAAAACGATGGTCTTGCGGCCTTCGCCGTACTTGATCCATTCGGCCACCACGTCGCCGATGATCTCCATGCCGCGTTCCTCGGCGGCACTGTCGGCCCACTCGCCGCTCGACTTGACCTTTGCACCCTCCATGTTGGGTCGGGTGCACGAAAAGACCCGCATCGGCACCAGGACGCCCGACTGGGTGAGCTCGTTCATCGTGGTTGCATTGACCAGCTTTGAGAAGATCTTCCCCAGGCCAGTAGAGAAAGGCGTGGCGGAAAGGCCGATGACAGCGGCCTTGCACTTCGCAACATGCTCCGTCCAGGCTTCGTGCTTGGTGTGCGCTTCGTCGACGATGATCACGTCGGCTTCGGGCCACTGCCGGCGGGCCAAGGTCTGCGCGCTGGCGATCTGGAACGGCTTGCTGTAGTCAGTGCGCCAGTGATCGGCCTGCACGATGCCGTGCGCACTCAAGCCGTAGCGGTCAGCAGTGGCGCTGGTCTGGTCGATGAGCGTTCGACGGTCACAGACGAACAGCGCACGCTTGCCCTTTGCCAACGCCTCGTGCGCGATCCGCAGACCGAGGTATGTTTTGCCCGAGCCGGTCGGGCTCATCAGGATCTGACAGCGGTGACCGTCACGCAGATTCTGGCGAAGCGCTTCGTGCGCTGTCAGTTGAAACGGGCGCGGTTCGGGGAACTGCGCATTGCCGTAGTTGGGCTCGAAGAGGCTAGACATTCGCCGCCTCCGCTTTTTCCTTCTGACGCTTGAGAGTCTTCACCCTCCGAATCAGTTCGTTGCACTGGTTCATGTAGCCGTCGCGGGACAGCTTTACGACCGCCAGCTCGGCCCGAATCTTCTCGTTCTCAGCAACAAGTGCGGCCAGCTTGTCGTCGGCTTCCAGCAACTTGTGAAGGGTCTCGAGGTCGGCCTTGGCTTCGGCCATCGCCGAATCAATCTCGGCCTGAGATGGCCCGAAATATTCGATCTCTTCGACTTCCTTCTTCGGCGCGGGCTTCTTGATCGCGGCAGCCTGCTCTTCCTTGGGAAGCTGCGCGATCTTCGCGGCCTTCGGAAGACCGATGTCGCCTCGCTTAACAGCCTCCTGCACCGCGGCGGTGCCCTTGCTCTGAACTGCTTTCGCCTGGCTGATGGTGTTCTTGTGAACGCCCGCAATCTCCGCCAATTCGGCGTTGGATTTTCCAATCGCACATTCAGTGTGTGATTGGGAGAATTTGGGGTTCCCGGTGGGCTTCCAGGCATGCACAGCGGTCACCGCCATCGCCAGTTGCGCCTGGCTGACATGGCGCCGAGCCTTGTTTTGCGCGATGACGAAATCCTTCGGATCAACGTCGCCAAGTTCAACAGTCGGGCACACGACGCCGCAGGAGTTTGCCGCGGTGTACCGGTGCCAACCGTCGATCACCATGCCTTCGTAGACGGTCACCGGGTTCTGCACGCCGATGGTGCCGATGCTGTCTTTCAGCGCTTCGAAGTCTTGCGCTTGCATTGCCGGGAATGCGGCGGATAGGGGGTGCTGCTTCATTTCCACGCCCCCGTGCGCTGCACAAGCCAATCACCAACAACGCGGAACCACCGCTGATTGAGCAGGCCGCGCATTGCGAGCCACATCACGACAGACTTCATGCGGAAACCTCGAAAACTGTGACAAAAGGCATAGGTGAAAACCCGATTGCAGCCTTACATTGGCGTCTTACACAGAACGTGAAATGAACTTGCATCACCACCTCGCCGCCGCCGGATCAAGCTGCAACAAGCTCAGGCCAGATCGACTGCCAGTCGTCCGGTCGGAGCGTTTGGCGAGCCACACCGAGCACGCTTTCCACTTGGGCGCAACGCTCTGTGGGGACTCCGCGTTCAATCCAATTGCTGAGTCGCTGGGGGGTGACTTCCAGCAACGACGCGGCGGCGGTGAGCCCCTTGTCGTCGACTGCTTGCTTGAGGGTTTTCATGCGAGTGATTACACATCGCGTGAAAATAAAAGTCAACAAATCGTGAAGCAGGACATACACGGTTTGTTTAACGTCTGGGAGATGAGCCGCAGACCAATCGACATCGCCCTCTCAATGGCCAAAGCCAGGGGCTGGAATCAGACCGAATTCGCCATAGAGATTGGCGCCTCTTCCGCCGACGTTTCCAATTGGAAAACGCGCGGCATGCCGACCGACCGATATGAGGCAACGGCGAAGGCGTTGGACTGCACCGTGGATGAGCTGATCGGCCGCGCTGTGCAAGTGCGAGAACCGTCAGCGGAGTACGCGGGCGAGATGAAAGCAGTTCGCCGAGTGCCAATCGTCGGCACTGCACGGATGGGAGACTCCGGCTACTACGAAGAGATCAGTTCTCAGCCAGGCCATGGAGACGGCCATATCGACATCGCGACCGCAGATCCGAACGCCTACGGTCTACGCGTGCGCGGCAGTTCGATGATGCCGGCGATCCGGGATGGGTGGTACGTTTTGGTCGAGCCAAACGCGGCGACGGCCGTTGGTGAATACGTGCTGGTTAAACTCAAGAACGGCCAGCGCATGGTCAAGGAGCTGCTCTATAAGCGGAGCGGTTCAATCGAAATCATGTCGGTCAATGGCGAGGAACGCCGGACCATCTATGACGAAGAGCTTGAGGCCATCCAGGCAGTGGCCGCGGTAGTCTCACCGAGCAAGTGGAAGCCCGACTAAGGAGCATCATGGCTCTGACGAAATGCAAGGAGTGCGGCTCGCAGATGAGCACCAATGCTGCTGCATGCCCAAGTTGCGGTGCGATTCGACCAAAGAAGACCAGCGCTTCGAACTGGTTTATAGCCGCTCTCGTTGTGTTCGTCGTTGGCGGCTCAATCATCAACTCTAACAAGAGCACGGTCGACTACAAGTCGACCGCTCAGCAAGAACCGGCATCTAAGCTAGTTCCAGTCGTCCAGACAGGAGCTGAGAAGGCAGCGGCGCGCGAGAAGAGGCTAGCGGAGATTCGAGAGAGTTGCACCGTGGGACTTGGCGCCTTACTCACCGATGCCCGGAAAATTTTAGACGCCGGCGACGCGAACATGGCCGCCGCTCGCTTGGCCCTTTGCGATGGCGTTTCGAAAGATAGGAACTACCTGGATTTGGTAAAGACCGTGGAGCGCAAGCGCACTGAAAAGATCGCACTTTCAGTAAAGGCCGAGAAGGCTCGCAAGAAGAGTGAAGGCGTGAGCATAGGAATGTCCAAAGACGATGTTCTTGCCAGTTCCTGGGGTAAGCCAGAGCGCATCAACACAACCACCACTGCGTCGACCATCCGCGAACAGTGGGTCTATGGGGGCCGCAGTTACCTCTACTTCGTCGACGGAACCTTGACGACTATTCAGAACTGATCGGGGCCACACGCCCACCCGAGCCCGCCGCGTGCGGGCTTTTTTGCGCCTGCTGTGAAATTATTTTCACAACAGACTTCACAAACTGTTGACAGCAATATTCACATGCTGTGTAATTCACTCCACGCCAAGCAATCCAGCAAGGCGAACAGGAGTGAACATGAAGCCTGCTATCAGCAACGCGATCCGCCAGGGCACAGAGCTCGCGGAGTTCGCCCGCTTCCGGGCCGTCAACCCGATGACCGAGGCTCAGCTTCTTGCTGTTGACCGGGCTGTCGCCGAGTCGAAGGCGAACGGTACTTGGGATGCCGCGAACGCACGCCGGGCTCTGCAGCAGCAGATCAACGAGCGGGGTGGGGCATGAGCGCGCAGAACACGCCCGCAAACCGGTCCCGTCTTCGCGCTGTCTATCTGACTGACATCGAGCGCGATCTCGTTGTTGGCGCTTTGCAGGCGGTAACTCAAACGCTGCAAGGCACTGGCGATTCAGGCCGTGCCGCATTGTTTGCGAAGTCATACACAGCCAAACGCCTCAACGAAGCGATCGTTTTATTCCAAGACAAGGTCACGGGAGCTCCCTCATGAACGGCTTCCTCTGCATGCCCTCCGTTGCCCAGCGCCTTGCCGGTGCTGTCGAGTACGCCGAAGCTCACGTGCCGGCCCCGCTGCCTCTCATCGATGCACGGGTGAAGGATGTGATCCAGCGCCAGCGTGATTTGGCTGCGGCGATGGGCGTCAAGTTTCCCGGGAGTGCGTCATGAACAGCGACCTCACCACCGTTGAGTTCGTGAACGTTTTCGGCAACCCGGTTGATACGACGCGCCGCGTGAAGCTTGAGAAGCGCCCCAGCTCCGTTGGTGGCGAGTATCACAAGGGCTGGGTCGTCGAAGGGCTCCCTCCCGGGTCGATGGAGGCCGCAATGGAAGTCCACGCAAGGGCCAGAGCAACCGAGATGCGTGAAGGCTCCAAGCGCGTTCGCCCCGAGTGGAACCTCGAGTCGTGGATGCAAAAAGCAAAGGCGACGCGTGTTCGCACCAAGGCATACGTTGTCATCGACGCGGCGGTGCAGTGCAAAGAGATCGCCGAGAAGGCGGGCTGGCTTCGCGTAGAGATCCGCGCCCTCAGCAAAGGTGGTGCCGCATGAACGCCCGCCGCTTCCCCCGCACCATGGACGAGGCCTACGGTCCGTACAACCGCAGCAGCCAGTGCGAGATCGTCCCGATGGGCGGACATGAAGTCCCGCACCCTGCGGATGTGTTGGTCGTCAAGGTCAGCCTCTGGTGCCTCCTGACGCTGGTCGCAATCTTTGCCGCGGAATGGTTCCGCCCGGAGTGGTTCGCATGAGCACCGTTCGCCACATCCGCGCCGGCGCCCCATCCGCTCCCATTGCTCAGGGCAAGTACGCCGACTCCGAGCGCGGTGCCCTCGAAGCACTGAGCAACGCAGCCGATGAACGCGCAGCAGTCAGCGCCTGGGCAAAGCAGCAGCTTGCCCGCGAGCCGGCCGACGACCGCATTTCTGTTCGGCAGCAGCTCGAGGACGTGCCCGATTCGACGCCTCCGCTGGTTCGCACGCTGGCGGGGTACGTGGTGCTGATCGCGCTGATCGCCCTCGCCGCCTTCTTCTTCAAGACCTGAAAGATTCCATGAACACTGAACTTGCAACCCGCACCACTCAGTTCGATCTGAGCCCGCAGACCTTCGAACAGGCGTTGACCTTCAGCAACTACCTCGCCGACAGCGACCTCGTGCCCAAGGACTTCAAGGGCAAGCCGGCGAACTGCCTGATTGCGATGCAGTGGGGCGCAGAGCTGGGCCTCAAGCCGCTGCAGGCACTCCAGAACCTCGCCATCATCAACGGCCGGCCGTCGCTGTGGGGCGACGCTGTGATCGCCCTGGTGCGCGGCAGTGCGCTCTGCGAGTCGGTCATCGAGACGGACGACGGCAACACGGCGACGTGCCGCGTGAAGCGCCGCGGTGAAGCCGAACAGATCCGCACCTTCAGCATGGAAGACGCGAAGGCCGCCGGCCTGATGGGAAAACAGGGGCCGTGGAGCCAGTACCCGAAACGGATGCGCCAGATGCGCGCCCGTGCCTTTGCCTTGCGTGACGTGTTCCCGGACGTGCTCCGCGGCCTTCCGGTGGCCGAGGAACTGATGGACACCCCGGCCGAGCGCTTCATGGGCGCAGCCGAGGTGGTCGATCCACAGAAAGCCGCGCTCCCAGGGCAATCCGAAGAAGAGTTCGCCAAGAACATGGCGATCTGGTCCCGGGTGATCAAGTCGGGCAAGAAGGATGTCGACGGCGTGCTTGCCACGGTCGCTACGGTCGCGACGCTCACCGAGGCGCAAGTCGCCGCCATCCGCAACATTCCGGCCGAACTGGCGAAGGCCGCCGAAGCTGCCAGCACCGAAGGAGCCGCAGCGTGAAAACCCTCGACTTGATCCAAGGCACGCCAGCCTGGCTGGCCCACCGCCGCAACCACTTCAACGCCAGCGACGCGCCGGCCATGATGGGTTGTTCGCCCTACAAGACCCGCACGCAGTTGCTGCACGAGTTGCACACAGGCATGAGCGTCGAAGTCGATGCAGGCACGCAGCGCCGCTTCGACGACGGCCACCGCTTCGAGGCACTGGCGCGTCCGCTGGCCGAGCAGATCTTCGGCGAAGACCTTTACCCCTGCACCGGCACCGAAGGCAAGCTGTCTGCTTCCTTCGATGGCCTGACGATGGACGAGTCGGGCGGCTGGGAGCACAAATCCCTCAATGACGAGCTTCGCGCCGCGCTTATGTCCGACGACGGCGCCGCCGCCCTGCCGCTGGCCTATCGGGTGCAGATGGAGCAGCAGATGATGGTGTCGGGCGCGAGCCGCATCCTGTTCATGGCATCGAAGTGGACTGGCACTGCCCTGGGCGACGAAATGCACGTCTGGTACGCGTCCGACCCGGAACTGCGCGACGCGATCACGCGCGGCTGGGCGCAGTTCGCCGCCGACCTAGAAAGCTACGGGCCGGCTGCTGCGGAGGTTGTGGCTGTCGGCCGCACGCCGGAAACGCTGCCGGCCCTGCGCATCGAAGTCACCGGCATGGTGACGGCCAGCAACCTGGTCGAGTTCAAGGCCCACGCGCTGGAGGTGTTCAAGGGAATCAACAAGGAACTGACGACCGACCAGCACTTTGCAGACGCCGAGAAGGCCGTGAAGTGGTGCGGCGATGTCGAAGACCGCCTGGCCGCGGCAAAGCAGCATGCGCTGAGCCAGACCGCCAGCATCGACGAACTGTTTCGCGCGATCGACGACATCAGTGCTGGCGCGCGGGCCACGCGGCTCGAGCTGGACAAGCTGGTGAAGGCTCGGAAGGAATCCATCCGGGGCGAGATCGTCGCCGAGGGCGTGAAGGGCTTGGCCGAGCACGTCGCCGCGCTGAATGTGCGACTCGGCCGCGCGCTCATGCCGGCGACCATGGCCGACTTCGGCGGCGCCATCAAGGGCAAGAAGACCGTGGCCAGCCTGCGCGATGCAGTGCAGACCACGCTGGCTGCCGCCAAGATCGCGGCGAGCGCCACGGCTGACCGGATCGACGCGAACCTGAAGACGCTGGCAGCGGCCGAGTTCGCCAGCCTGTTCCCCGACACCGCTGCGATCGTGCTGAAGGCGCCTGACGACCTGGCCGCGCTGATCACTTCACGCATCGCCGCGCACAAGGCAGCCGAAGCGGCGAAGGAGGCCGTCGCACCGCCGCCCCCGCCCGCCCCTGCGCCGGCCCCGACCTTCACACGCGCCGCGCCCGCAGTGCGCGCTGCAGCAGTTGTTGAGCACCAAGACGACATCAGCCGTTTCCTTGCCACCCGCCGCTGGGAAAAGGGCCAGGAGCAGTTCGCCCGCGCCGTCCTGGTCGAGTACGAAAAGTTTAAAGCCGACCAACTCCAGGCCGCCTGACACAACCCCAACGGATCACCCATGAAGCACCTCTTCACCTTCACCGCCTGCATGCTGGCCATCACTGCAGCCCATGCGACTTGCCACAACGGCGCGACGAACTACCCTGCCTGCGACAACAACAAGCCGCCGGCCACTCAGCCATCGTCCGTCACCGGCACGCAGCAACAGCAGCAGGCCCAGCAACAGGCCGCTATAGCCGGCGCCGCGGCGGGCGCAGTGGCTGGCGCGCGGTCGACCTCGAACAGCGCTGGCGGTGCTGGTGGTCGGGGCGGGCTCGGCGGTGCGGGAGGCTCAGTCAATGCCGCTGGTTTCGGCGCCAATGCTGGCGCGGGCGCAGGTGCCGCGGCTGGTGCTGGAGCCGGTGCGGGTGCTGGCTCGGGCAATTCGAACGGTCAGCAGGTCACGGTGAACGCTGGCGGCGGTGCTGGTGCCGGCGGATCTGGCGACACCTTCATCGCCCTGCCCTCTGTCGTCCCGCCGACGCCGCCCACGACGATCGCCGGTGCCACGGTGGTTGTCAGCCGCGATGCCTGCGGCCCGCTGCAGAGAATCATCCGCACGCCTGTGGTCGGGCAGTTCATGGGCTTCTGGTCGACCTCCGAAGTCCCGCAGGGCTACACGGACGAGCTCGCGCCCTACTACGCATGGGACGGCACCGAGCAGTTGTACCGCCAGATCGGCGGCCGGACGTTCGGCCACCAGGTCACGCAGTACACGGCGGTGGTGAGCACCGGCGGCGCGCGCAACGTTGCGATTGGCGGCGGTTCGTCGTCGGGAAGCTGGGCTCAGGGCGGCGGCGGGGCCAGCGGTGCGGCTCAGCAGATGGTGACCACGATCCAGCTGCGCCTGTGCCAGATCGAAGAGCAGCCGGTCCGCGTCGTGTTCGAGAACAACTTGCCGCCGGTGGCCGCCGTGCGCCTTGCGCCGCGCCGCGCTCCGGTGCGCAAGGTCGCAGCCAAGCTGGTCGCCTCGCCTGACCCGGCCTGCATGGCAAGCGCTGCTCAGTCCTGCCAGGCGAAGACGACCTCTCTCATTTTGGGCAGCCGGCAATGAACACTCCCACCCCAGAGGGCACTATGAGAGAAGAACAAGCCCTGCCTGAGATGCCGGAGCCGGAGAATGAAGCCGACACCGACGACTGCACCTACTCCTGCCCAGAAGGCTTTTCGCGTGAGCAGATGGAAGCCTACGGTCTTGCTTGCTTCAACGCTGGCCGAGTAGAGGGCGCCAAGACACGCAGGCCCCGCGCTGTGTGGGATGTCACTCAAGCCGAGCAAGACGGCATGCGAGACGACGAGTGGACCGCATGGATTGCAGACCTTAGAGGCGCCACATTCAAGCACGGCATCGAGAAAGCCGCGCAATGGGTCGATGAACGTCGCGAGCAATTCGAGAGCGAGCACGGATCAATCGACCCCGAGACCGGCAGCATGGACTTCCGCCAAATCGCCCAGCACGAATACGACGCCGAGCTTTTCGAGATTGCAGAAGGAATCCGCGCTCTTTTGCCCACTCCTCCCGCAGCTATGACCAAGGAAAAGCCATGACTAAACACACCCAGG